ATAGCACTCGCTGTAATTTCACTAACACCAGCTCCAATATAGATATAAGCCAGACAAAACTCTTTTACTGTTTCTGTACGTGTCATAGTAGGCTTAACTGGGTTAGTAGCAAATTCACCATATTTTAAATACGGTACAGCGTCTCGTACAGCGTCAGTATCATCCACCTTAATTACTACAGCCACATAACGACTTAAAATTACGTCTGAGTCGGATAAAGTTAAAGTATACTCACTATCATTATTTACCCATCGTCCACCAAACCAACCACGCCCTGTAGCAATCTGAATTGTCATACCGCTGTTAGGCTGTACCGCCAGTTTATTAGCCACTGACTCGTATACACCGTCAGTAATAAGCCCTTTAAAAATGTGGCTTATCTGGTCTGAGTTATAAAGTCTGTCACCATTTACACTGTTAAAAAATCCACTTGTCCACGCCATAAAAACACCTCCTAAATGTTAAACTGTGGTAAGAGCTTTACACCACTCTCGTCCTCTGACTCGATAGCACTTAACACCCTTACGTTTTTCTGTATTCCATACTTATTAATAACTGTTACCATATCACCTATAAAGAAGTCCTCACCGTATTTAAACGCTACGTCACTCAGTACCTCCCCACTAAATCCCTCTGTATAAGAAAGTGTGGCTAGGTTTTCACGTCCACGCTCTAGTAAGAGGTTTAAGTATGTATTGGCGTCTATCTCGTTTTCAGATCCTTTATTACTACTTATGTCTCTGGCGTCTGTAAATGTCTCATAACGATCCAGACCGCTGTTAGTGTTATTCACTGTAGCATACACACGCTCTAAGCCCTCGCCCTCTCCACCTATTAAAGTGGTGTTAGCGTACTCCTCAGTAGTAAGCTGGTAATCAGTGTTATATAAGTTTTCAAAGTCATCACTAAACACTACATAAGGTCTTTCTGTCTGACTGTAAGACCTGTCTGAGCCGGCATACACCACAAAAACTAAAGTGTTATTAGTTATAAATATATCCCAGCCATAATTATAAGTGGTACAAATTTCAGTAATAACCTTGTCTAAGTGTTCTCCTGTAACCTGTTTGTCTATGGTATCAGTAAGTCCAGCTGCCACGCCTAAAACCAATTTAGGGATAACCCTGTTAGTGTCTGTAGGAGCTACAGCGTTCTCATTTACCAGACGCCTTATAGCACTTTCCGCTGTTCCTGTCAAATTAGTCTGACTCCACACAATACGCTGGTGTAATAAGTATTTAAGCTCCCGACCTGTTACACATAAAAAGTCACCGTTTTCTACGTCTGTAATGAGCTGAATGTTTTTAATAACCATGACTTTTTCATAAGTGGCTACACCGTTTTCTACAGTTACATCTGAGGAGCGTACTACATAACGGTTTTCTCGTAATAAACCTATAGCTTTATCAGTAGCTCCCAGATATATCTCAAAGTCTCCCACCTCAGAGTAAGACGGACGCCAGATAATACTTACATACTCGTCTATAATTCCCTCTAAATTAAAGTCAGGCGTTAATACATATATATTATTCATAGGCTACACCCCACTATATAAGACTGAGGTGGTAAAGGTAAGCTGTAAGTTACTGTTACCGCTGTCAGCGTCATATGTAAATACATTGTCACCAGCCTCTAACATAAACCATGTACTATCCTGAGCCATATAACCTAAAGCGTTATAGCTAACACCGTCTCTAATAAGCTCTATTGACTTTTCCCCTATGTTTGTGTTAATTACCACTGTATCAGACGGTATCATAGTAAAATTAAGTCTTAACTGTGTACGCTTAAGTACGTCATATACGACAGGGTTTACTACTGATCCAGTAGCAAATAATTTAATAACAACACCTGTCTCAGTATCACCAGAATTAATAATACTTCTACGCTGGTTAGTGCTAATACTTGAAAATTCCACACCAGTCTTAGCAATCGCAAAAGGAAAACTAAACATTTTAGAGACATCACTAAACATAGTTACTAAGTCATCCACATTTTTAAAGTACGGTCTAGGACAGATAATACTGATCTGAGCCACTTGTTTATTACTAAACAGATCACACTCAATAAGCTCTACTGTTCCACAAATATAGACCTCTCTGGACTTATTACTAAAATAGAGCTTAACTGTCTTTTTCACTGGGAAATACTTATACAGGTTAATACGGTTAGCCTCTACATTACCCTCTATAGTTGCATAGATAACTATATTACGGTTTTCCATTCTCACAGAGTTAATACTACTACCGTCTGTAGTAGTATTAACTGAGCTGTTAATAGTGGCTTTAGGTGGATTTAAACCCTCAATCTTAAACACATTATAGTTAGGGTTTCCTGTAAGCTCTAAAGTATTTCCTCTGTCATTTTCAACTTTTAAACTATACATTAAAATCCACCTCCAGCATATCCTAATAAGTTTTTAGACTGTCTGTAAATGTCCAGTCTGCTAAGCTGTTTAGGTGAGTTAATAACCTGAGTAAAGTTATTTACTACACCACCTCCCACAGAGCCACCTCCTAGAGTAGTAGCTGTGTTAAGACCGGCTCTAGCACTTCCCACAGTATTCATAGCTAAATTTTTGACTGAGTTAAGAGCTGCCTTAGCATTTTTATCAATACCTACAGCAATACCAGCCGGAATCCATTTACCTACCTCGTCAGCAAACACTCTTGACGGTGAGTGAATACCTAACGCCTCTTTAGCTGACTCGTATAAGCTACTAGCTAAACCAGAAACTTTATCTTTTAACCAGTCCCAACCGCTACTAATACCGTTCCACATACCGCTAACAATATTAGAGCCGACTTCTGCCATTTTATCAGGTAAACCACTGACTGCCTCAATGAGCTTACTAACAAAATTTAACCCAGCCTCTTTAGCCTTAGCCACCATGTTATTTTTCCATGTGGTAATTTTAGTAATGGTATTTACTAACCATGTCCAGATTTTTTCTGGTAGTAATTTAATTTGATTTACAGCATTATCTACAAACTCTCTAAATTTACTGTTATTTTCATAGAAATACTTAAAGAGTCCAGCAAACGGATTTGTCAGTAACAAAAGTAAATTCTGCCAATTAGACTTTATCCATGTGAGTAAGCCGTTAAAAAATTCTGGTAGAGTCTCTGTAAAAAATTTACCAATACCCTCTATAGCAACTTTTACAGCTCCTTTAAGTTTCTCCCAGAGATTTATCCAAAACGCTCTAAACTCATCTGAGGTATTCCAGAGTGTTATAAAAGCTGCCACTAAACCAGCTATTAAGGCTACCACTATGCCGATAGGGTTAAGACTCATAACTAAATTGAGTGCTTTTTGTGCTATCGTCATACCCTGAGTGGCAACAGCCCACGCTTTAATTGCTGTTACAGCTGACGTTATCAAGCCAGCTACTTTAAATGCTACAAAACCGCTTGCAATACTAGCCAGTCCAGCTATAAGAGCGTCTTTATTATCTAAGATCCACCCTAAGCCCTCTTTAACAGCCGGTAAAACCTCATCTTTCAGGACTCCAAAGCCCTCCTGAATTTTAGCGTTAAACGCCTCCATGTCTACGTCACCGACTAGCTTTAAAAACTCATTTAAAAGGTCAGTAACACCAATTTTTAAAGTAGTCATGATCGGCTCAATAGTTTCGCCCATTTTAGCCATAGTGTCCGTATAATCACTCTGGGCTTTATTAGCCTCCATAACACTAGCGTTATTTTTTCTGTACTCGTCAGCTGTGCTACTATAAAGACCGTTAAGAGTTTCTGTAATAAAAGCAGCTCTTTCCTGTTCACTGTTAAGACTGTCTAGTTTTGCTTGAAATTCATCCTCACTCTGTCCAGCCCAATTAAGAGCGTCAGCTAACCCACCTGTAAGCTGTCCAGTTTTAGCCGTCTCGTTAGCTGCCTCAGTTAAACCCTCAATAGGTAACGAGTCACCAAACGTAGCCCACACGCCAGTACAAATATCTGTCCATGTCTGTAAGTCTTTTTCAGAATCCACTAACTGAGCTAAGTGGTTAACAGCCTCTACAGACCTGTCCTCCTCACCCAGCACAGCGTAAAAGTCTTTATATACGTCTGTAGCCTGTTCCGTAGTAAAACCAGCTGTAGTAAACGCTGTTTCTAATTTAGCTAAGTCCTCTCTGTACTCTCTAGTCTCATCAGCTAAACTCATAAAAGAGCCAATAGCGTCTTTTACTCCACCAACTAAAGCACTTAAGCCACTTCCTACAAAGTCAGCCACAGCAC